TACCTCTGTCCGAACCATTGTCTTTCGACTTCCGTGCCATACGTCGCTTTTACACGCTCCAGGTCCAGGATGTCAAAAACGCCACCTGAAACCGTAACCTCACGATCACTCGACGAGATCTCGTTGACCACGCCGGTTGACCAAATTGATTTCGGCCTTGCGCACTGCTTTCCGTAGACACGCTCTTGCTCCGTCGTAATCGCCGTCGTCTCGCTGATAATCGATGTGTCATCAGTCGGCACTCTGAAATAGCGATTCCAGATCTGCGCATAACCGGCAACCATCCACTTGGGCAGCGTTCCTGACACACCGGGCGCACCCAAGTACCCTGCAATCAGCGAAGCCGTTGCCGTGTCAAACGTCACAGTTTCCTTTTGGCCCTGCAACATGAACGTCTGCCAGTCCTGTCCGTAGATGTGCCGATGCGGCACATAGAACGCGAACAGATCAACCATACTGTCCATAACCAATTGGCGCCTCAAGGGCGCCAACCGGAACACAGCGTTTAAGTCGATCCCGACGCGATCACCGGCAACAACCGGGATACACGAAAACGTCTGGAGCGAGCCCATAATCGATGCCTGCACCGAAAAGTGGCTCAAGTCGTAACGCCAACGTTTCATGCCTGATATCCTCCAACGTAAAACGTCTTTGTGCCTTTCCGGCCATATCCTCTCACAGTCGAGGTCTGCCGGACCTTCGCGGTCTTAGCCCTACGAGCGCCTTTCCGGCGACCGCCACGGCCTTTCCGCTTTCCATAGCCTTTACCTTTTGGCATTCATTTTCTCCTGTTGTGGGCCGCGCTGGTCACGCGGCCCTGGGGTAAGTCTGGTGTCGCTTACGCAGCGACCGGCGCATTGACGAGGCGGCCTTCAATCTTCGCCTCGAATTTGGCCCTGAACTCTTCCAGGGCTGCCACATCTCCTTTCTCCAAAGTACACAAAAGAGCATGGAGTTCGCGCGGCGACACCGGCAAAGCCTCACCGTGCGCGACTTCATCCTCAGCCGAAGCAGCTCCCCGAGCCATCCACACACAAGCAACCATCATATTGACCGGCTTCACGCACAGCCAGATCGCGGCCGCGATATACTCGGCCGACACATTGAACCTCGGCAATCCAAGCCGGTCCAACGAGCCATGAACCACAGCATCCAATACCCGCGTCGCACGCAGCCTATCGGATCCAAGCCACGTTTCATCCGACTGCAGCAGTCCAATATCTGCGTCAGTCACTCCGAAATCGGCAAGATTCGCCTCTGCGGATCCACTCGCAAGAAAGCGAATACATCCAAGCACTGTCTCAACTCTCAAGTTCCTCGGCATTCAAAGTCTCCTTTAGTTCTTTCACAATCACATGCAGCTCGTCCAACTGATGCTGCATGACCTTTGTTGAAGAAGAGAGATCCCGCACGGATCTCACCTCAATGCGGGTCAAGCTTAACAGCGTTATTGCCACATTGTACAGGCGCTTTGCCTGACCCGGCGTCATTGGGACATTATCCAGCATGTGCGGGACCAGCTCCACCAACTCGAGCGCCAGCTTCGAGTTCTTGCAAAACGAGCTGGAAACACTCACGAGCATCAGAAATATCCGCGTTCCTCAATGTCACGGTCTCTGAACTCGTAATGCTCTGAAAGGCCCGGTACGAGAGAGAGTCCTTCTCTGTCATCAACCGCACGCGCTCGACGATAGTTTTCTGAGGCTCCAACGCCTTCAGGGAGTTCCATAGATGCGAGTTCGGGGATTTCATCTCCATCCTCGATAGGTACTCCCTCAGCGCCGCTTCCCGGACCTTCTTCATCGGCAACGGTCTTCCGCTTACCTTGGGCAGATAGGCGCTTGATGTCACTCTGCACAAGTGCCTCCGTAGTGTCTCCGTCTTGCACGCCAGGACCGCTATCTCTATCGGTCCCATCCCGAGTTTCACTTTTGACCTTGTCTTCCATTTCAGTTCCTCTTGGTCGGCCAGCGTTTTGTTCAGGTAATCCGTCATATAACGGGCTACCGCTGCAGGTGGCTTTGCAGGAAAGGGCTTAATCTTTCCATCTTCAACCACATTCGGCCACTTCCAACCCAGCTGACCAAACGGGTCCAGGTGGCCAAACCTTACGGCAATGGGGGAACTAAACCCCCATTTCCAATACTTCTTCAATTCCGTGATCTCTCGATTCGTTCCATTCCGACATCCAATGTTCGGATCCTTCCATGGATCCGGCATATGTCGAAAACAGTGTATTGCGTGTATATGCCCTCGGTCCGTGCGATCACCGAGTTCCTTCACAGCGAGGTAGGTATGTACCTCTTCCTTCGATGCTTCAAACTCCTTCACCGAGCCGAACATCGCTTTTCCGACCGCTCTGTCCAACGACCGTATGTAATCGCGCCATACGCGCGCCTTTCCTTCGAACACCAGCTCGTAGCATCCGGGCCGGATCGTCAGTGTATTGAACACTATCAGCCATCCACGCCGCAGCTTGTCCAACATTTCCAACTCAAGCATCAACGATTTTTCCCGGGCGCGGGCTTCTCGCCCTTTCCGCTTTGTGGTCTCGATCAGCACTTTCTGAAATTCTGTCATATCTCTAGCTCCTGGTTTTATCCATGCTCCGCAAACTTTGGTCACATGCTCCTCGATCGATCCACGCCCAGCTATAAACCTTCCTACCTCTGGGGTACTTAGGGAGTTACTATCAAGTCGGGCACTCATCTCCTTCAACAGCACGATTTCTCGGTCCGCTTTCATCTTCATCCACGCGACATAACTATCGCTTCGCACTTTCTGCAGCTGCTCCACATGCCACTTAATTCGCTCGATTCTGCTTTGCAGCGTTCTGTATAGGCTAAATCGCCTGCTTACTGCTGACACATCACTGATGCTTACGCCTTCAAGAAAGGGGGCTTCACCAGAAAACATTCCGTGTTCTCCTGATCCATCAACTATTGATCCTTAACGCAAAAACCCCTGACTGTAAAGTCACGCTTCGCTCTACGGACTTTACAGACAGGGGTTCATGCACGGAGCCAATACTCGCTGGCTCCGGAAAACACTCCCATCAAGGTCTTATATCGGGAGTGGTTTTGTAGTGAGTAGAACCGCGAACCGGTTGAGGCGGTCCTTCCGCGGCTTCCGCCGCGATTCCTGAAGGTCTTTCATTCGTGGTCCAACTTTCCGGAATATAGCTCTTTGTTGTTTCATAAATTTTTTTGATCAGAGCTATTGCTCCGGATCCGACCACTTCTCGACCTTCAGCAAGATCTTTCAGAACGCCGTCAACCTTCGCGGTATTCTTATACCAATTCGGCATATCACGAAGTGCCTCATTCTGCGCAATCATTCGCGCAAAATTAGCTCGTTCACTCTGCACAGCAGACGCACCCTTCTGTGAGACCGCTCGCCAATAATCAACAGCGGCACGATTGATAGCGCTCGCAGTATCCGCACGGATCTTCGGAACTTCTGCGCGTAGGCGATCTCTGCCAACGCCAACTTGGGTGTCAAATTGTACGCCTTCTTTACCATCGAGCGCCGCCTGCGTCGCGGCGATTCCACGCGGACCATAGGGAGCACCCGCAGCGATTGTGGAAGCGCGCGCTTGCCTCTCCGCAATCCTCTCACGAGTCTGCAACTCTTTAGTCTGCATTTTTTGCTGGCTTTTCGCCGTAACATGGGCCGCGCCAGACGCTCCCATCGGAGACGTACCAAGACGCTCCCACGGCGTCGTACCCGGATGAGCTGCATCGAAATACGCCTTCGCTTGTTGACCGAGGAACCGACCACTCGTCGGTCCAGGACTTCCAGTAATGGTATAGCCAAGGCCGGTGCCCAATTGAGCACCGGCATTCGCCAGACCGTCTTTGCCAATTAACGCGCCCAGGCCCGGAACTTTAGAACCAAGGAGCGCGCCGCCGGCCTTCCCAAGAAGGCCGCCAGCAATGCCGGCAAGGCTACTGAAAAACCCCATCACCGCACCGGGTCAAAGGTATCGAGATCCTTCACATACCGATGCACACCGATAGTAGCGTCCAAGACACACACCGCTGCATTGGTCGTATCATGGTTGGCCAGATGCCAACCCATCAGCAGCAAATCAGTGTCAAGCACGCTCCCTGGGGCCAGCAAGCCCACCAGGGCGCATGTGTTCACAGACGCTTCAATCGTCCAATCATCAACGCCTTTCACGCTGTTGATGGCATCCATGGGCAACCAACAGGGGTTGTCGATCTGATTCACACCAGAACCTGTACCGGTTGTAATAGTTCCATCCAAACGACCAATAAACGGAGCCACATTAACCGCATTGTTCCCACTCACTCTGCACTGGCCAGACATCTGATACAACATAGGCAAATCGGCCTCATACGTACCTGTCATGGCAATTGCGACCGACAACTGAGACTGTGCAGCAATCGTCGTCGCCTCTTCTCTCACACGAACATAGCCGGTCTCTGTAACCGGCACCGTCGTCTCGACCTTCGGAAAGATCGCTTGAGAATTCGAGCTGTCAACTCCACTCACTGACAGCGTCCACGTCCCATTGTCCGGATCTATAATCGGCCAGGGACCGATTCGGTTCGGCCTATACATGGTGTTCTCCCTTATCTGTGCCAGCAAACATTGAACTCTTAGGACCAGGAACAACCCTAATGGCGTCCACATCGAGCCTTGCGGTCCCGATCCAGTGCCCGAACGGGGTGCTTTGGAAGACGGTTGCGTACTCATCGAGCTGACAATACCTCGCTTGATCTGCCGTCCCAGGCGTCACGCTCAAGAACGAATAACCCGTCAACTGGGTAAGCTGCGTGTTCACGATTGACGGGTGATACCGATACCACTGTCCATAAGGGAATTCTCCGATATTCACAGCAGCGCCAGACTGGAAGAAATCCGAGACCTCATGAGACGTGGGAGGCTCATTCTCCCACAACATCGGATCCGCCGTAATTTCCTTGTAGGTCGGCTGAGACCGCTTCATCAGATAGTGAATTTCATCCTCATGGACTACGGGGAACCGGACCAGTCCCATAATCCAGATGGCACCGTGCTCTGGGAAAAATCGCCTTGGAACATTGAGAGAAGCCATGCCAATAGACTTACCGCTGTAAGTACCAAGAGAAGCATCTGACGTACCGTCAACATCATATCCCGACAGCCACGTAGTCTTTCTCGACAAGAGCGTCGGTCTCTCATCTGCATCCGTGTTGACACGCGAACCGAACGCCTCATCGAGAATATCGGTGTACCTCTGTCCGAACCATTGTCTTTCGACTTCCGTGCCATACGTCGCTTTTACACGCTCCAGGTCCAGGATGTCAAAAACGCCACCTGAAACCGTAACCTCACGATCACTCGACGAGATCTCGTCCTGTGATCGTGACTGGGAAAC